CAACCCGTCCGGTCAAGCCACACATCCAACACAAAAGCCAGTTCCACTATTAGAATGGCTTATAAAGACTTATAGTAATGAAAACGATATGGTATTAGATTTTACTATGGGCAGTGGTTCAACAATCATAGCAGCAATCAATACCAACCGCAGATACATCGGCATAGAGATGAACGACGACATATACAAAACAGCAGAAACAAGAATTAATAATTTAAATATACAACCACAATAATATAAAAGCATGAACTTCAACGGGCTCGAAATATGCTGTGAGACATCAGCAGATGACCACACAGTCATTAACAGTACAACGATTAACAACAGTGGTACAATTACATCTAATGTTTTAAACGCAACTACCTCGACTATAACAAATCTTCATACAGGAGATATTAACAATACAACGACAATAGCAACAGACATTATAGACAGCAAACAGACCATTTCAAGAAATCCGCAATTCAAGGGATTTGATGCTGTGCTTCACCCTAACTTTCATGCGGGTTATAATACAACTAACAATCTATTTTACGTTTTCGCACCCACCGCCAACGCATGGAGAGACCCACAAGATACATTAAATCTGACAATTAACAAAATAAACAACGCAGACATCGTCGTCGGCTCTCGATGGAAATTAAGACTCGGTCTTCAAATTAATGACCTCGCAGCAGCATCTCCTAACATTGTAGATTTTAGAATTCGGATCGGCAACAGTGGATACACCCCCGTTCTTTTCAGCACAGAGCCTCCAAAACATCAAACTCCAATCATCGTATCAATCGATTCAGAGATGGTCTGTGCCGCTAAAACAACTGTCGCACCATTTGAATATACATTCGTAATCAATTCAAACTATATTGAAAACAATAACAATCAGGCAATTCAATTTACTAAGACGATTTCATCAAATGTATCAGGTCTATCATTTTTACCAGGCATCGACAGCCCCATCGCTTATCAATATTATATCAACGGCTCGAATGCTTCAACAGTATACAACCGCGGAGTTTACTCTCTTTACAAATTGACTTAATCAAAAAAAATTTTAATGTCTTTCTGAAAACCACAATTTATTTTTTCACTTAAGAATGAAATGCAAGAAGATCGGCCAACTGTGCTTCGATGGTGTTAAGTCGAGCAACATGGCTCGCATCGACGTTCTGGTAATCCTGGACTATCTCCGCTAATGAGTTAAGTGCAACTGCGTCAGTGTTAGCAAGCAAATTACTGATTTGCGTTTGAAGGTTCGCAACATCAGCGGCCCTCTGTGCAATTTCGGCATCGAGAGAAGTTTGTAAACCAGCATCACCAGCAAGACGGCCTGTATTTTCAACGGTAATCTTACCATCCAACACAGTATCAGCGGCAGCGCGATCAAGCAATTCCTGCGCAAGACCAGCGGCATTAGTCGCAATACCACTATCGGAGGTACTCTTATTAGCAGTCTGTGTAGCGACAACGGCAGCCAGTGCAGCATCATTAGAAGCAACATAGGCATTATGGGTAGCAGTAATTGCACTATCAGCAGCAGCACGAGCCGCAGACTCGGTACCTACAAGCGCATTCGTAGCGGTATCAGCAGCAATTCTCGCAGTTTCTTCAGCCACAATCTTTCCATCGAGCACCGTATCGGCCGCCCCACGAGCAACAATTTCAGCGGCAACACCAGACGTATTAACATCAATCTCGGCCTTACGGTCAAGAGAGTATTGCTTAACATCTCCAATACCATCAACAGAGACTTTCGTCATACTAAATCCTAAATTAGACTCATCACCGAGCCCCCAGTTTTTCTTGTAATCCAAAAAGGCAGAACCAGCGCCAACATTAAGGCGCATCTCCTTAGAAGAATCGGCCTCATCATAGAGGTTCAAACGGTATGACTTAATTCCAGACATGATTATCTTTTATTACAAGGTATTAAATATTTAAATAGATATTGATATATTACAACAACCACGATGCCACCGAACACGATAAACGACATTCGTGAAGACGACAGGGTATATGATCATAAAACAAATTTCATAATGGAGATAAGACCATCACATCAAAGAACCTGGTTATATCATGCAATCATCCATGACATCAAAGAAGACAAAATGTTTATCATCGCTTTCGGTTGTAGATATAAACATTTTAGATATGATAAAACAGTCCACAGAGGATTATATAGTCATCTCGAATGTGATATAACAGGCACTACAACAAACTGGCAACAATCACACAGCAAATGGCAATCCCGTCCAATCTGTCGCAGATGGTTAGAATGGTCTTACCTAATGTCGCCTAATACACAAATCTATTTAAAGCCATAATTAACACTATATAAAACCATGCCTCTCGAATCAGATTACAAAGAGTTAAACGATGCCTTTCGTAGAATGAACATCGCTTATGTTGGATTAACTCAACGACAGATTAAAAACAAGTCAATCGAATTAAGAAAAGAATTAAAAAAGATAATGGACATATCATTAGAAATGAGAAAATCAACACAGACGTTTAAAGATTCTATGGAATCAAAGAGACGATAAAGACATCAAGCAATATTAGAAACACATTATATTTTTTGTATTTTAAATGTTAATCGTTTATTATACAAATAAACAAATGCCACCTAAAAAACCATTTGAACCATTCCAATTTGTCGGAGAAGGCAACACGGCTACAAATAAGTTTAAGATCCAACCTAAACAAAAACCACCAGAAAAGAAACTCGATGACAACAACACATTAGATATTATTGTTTATAAAATAGATAAAAACCAACAAGTACTACCACCCTCTATGACTCAAAATCAAATACCTGCACATCCATTCCGCATACTTAACTCAGGGGCATCAGGCAGTGGTAAGACAATGTTAATGGTCAATCTTCTAAAACGAAAGAACTTCATGGCAGGCTTCTTCGACCAGATTTTCCTATTCTCCCCAACCGCTAAGGGCGATTCAATGCAACAGTTTCTCGAAATCCACGACGACCACCTCGAGAGTGATTTAGATACACATGGGATTGAACATTTAAATTATATCTTTGACAGACAAACAGAACTTGTAGAACAAAAAGGCTACCTCAAATCGCCTAAGGTATTAATACTATTCGATGATATTATTAGCAGTCCTAAGTTTATGAACTCATCAGTATTCAAAAAGTGTTTTATACAATCAAGACACATTAATATGTCTGTGTGCGTATGCACTCAAAAATATCATTCAGTGCCCCGCATCTGTCGTCTATCAGCAACTGATATATTCTTTTTCCCATCCGCTCAAAGTGAAATAAAACGAATCTCCGAAGAATATACACCCGCTAATAAGACAACGACACAATTCACAAGATTGATTGAATTCGCCACCGACGAACCGCATTCATTCCTATACATCTGCAACAAGTCAGATAGAAAGTATAGAAAGAATCTATCACAGTATATTTCAATTTGATATTAAACAAATGTTTATACTATATAAAACAAGATGACAGAAAACAAACAGTATTACTACGTTTATAAATTATTCAATCCAGATTGTGAAGGCTTCTACATCGGCAGTACAACTGATATGAAGAATAGAGTGAATTGTCATAAGAAAAGATGTAATAATAAAAATGCTTATGGCCATAATATTAAACTCTACAAATACATTAGATCTAACGGCGGTTATGATTCATGGCAATATGAAATATTAGAACACGTTCGTAATTCAATTAACACTAAAGAATTGCACGGAGTCGAGAGAAAGTATATTGACCAATTACATCCGTCATTGAATATTCAAAAACCTAATAGAACACAGACTGAATACTATCAAGATAATATAGAGGCAATACGAAAAAAACAAAATGAAAAACATCGATGCCCCTGCGGTGGTAAATACACCACAGCCCATAAGGCTATTCACTTTAAATCTAATAAGCACAGAGCCTTCGAACAATCTAATTAATGTATTAAACAAATGATTATACTATATAAAACAATGGAGCCACAACAGCCAGAGGTTAAATCGACTTATGATAAAGATTACTACAACCGCAATAAGTCAAAGGTATTAGCATCATCCCTAAAATGGAGGCAGGCTAATCCTAACTATCACCGTGATAGATACTTCGAAAAGAAAGAACAAATAAGCGCAATGGCTAAGATATACCATCAACGAAGAAAGGATAAAATGGTAAAAGTTAAATGTGATGTATGTGATCGAGAGATGTTTCCAAATAGTCTCGATAGACATAACACATCAAAGATTCATGCAAAGAATTTAGCATTACAGCAACAATAAATCAACGTATCAAAAAACATAAAAAGAGTAGAATATCATTTGATGATATTTTATTTTTTTCTCTACTGACAGAAATTATATTGAATAATCTTAAACCTCGAAAATCCACAACGTATCGAAAAACGATTCCAGCGTTTTTAGACATTTTTGATATGTTTTGATATGTTGTGATACATCGTAATTAAATTTGTATTAAACAAATGATATACTATATTATATAATCCAGTGATTAGCAATTAAAGCATAAACCATATCATAATAAACATGGAGTCTAAAATCGAACAAGATGAAGTTAATAGACCCATCGATATTGATATCAAAAATGCTTTCCGCCGATTACGAACCGCGGATAAGAAACGGATGTTTATTGATGATCTTAAATATTATAGAAGTCTCGATGAAGCAACCGCACTGGATAAATTAAAGACTCGTCGTGAAATCGCAAGAGTCTATAGCCGCAACAAACCTATAAGATTAAAGAATATGAATGTATCAACAGCCGATAAATCAAAGATAGCAGATATCATATATGCAGCAATGCATAGTAATGACAAATGGCAATTTAGATTTCGTAAGGGCACACATACATCATTCTACAATCTAAATCTTAAGGAGAAAACTAATATTGAAAAGATAGAAAAATTCTATAAACTATTCCTCACAGAACAGAGAGAGATATTTAGATATACAGCAAGGGGTATGCAAGGCAATGGTTCAGACCCAGAAGAGCCCTTCTTAGAAGAGGGTATAGACATGCCACAAGATAATCTAATCGACCCTACCTACTTTCAATTGGTAAGAATATCAGGTGTGAATCAAAATAGATTAGTTAATGGTCAGAGGTTTGATTACTTCCACGTAAACACCGACATTGATTTAACTAAATATCAAATCTATAAAGATGCAACAGAAAAGGCTAAAGACTCTAACAGCAATACACATTGTTTAATATATGCCTTAGTAAAGAACGGCTACACCCTTAACAGTTTATCTTATATCAATAAACAACTCGAGGGGCAGTTCCCGAAGAATAACATTAAGAAACTTGGATTGAATAGAAACATTGAATTTTATGAAATTGATTCAAAGACAAAGTACGAAGTTAAAGTTCAATGGACAAGCCCTGCACACGATTATGATAATGACGAGCCAATCAAAATAGCAGCCTACAAAAATCATTACTTCATTTACGAACTTACAAACTATACGGCTTACTCATCAAAGCATTTAACTGAATGTCTTAAATTCAACAACCCTCACGATATCATAAGAATCGATAACAACAGACCTCGATACGATGCAACAAAGCCTAAGATATCAAATCTTAGACTCATTCACAATATGTATGAATCAAACCTATTCACTAAAATCGATGAACCACTAACAGTTCATGAAGAACGAATGAAATGTGATTATGATTTATCTAACATTGATACAGAGCAGAAAGAGTTTAGATATATTGAAAAGGATTTGAAAGATCATGTCGTATTCTATGCTGACATCGAGACAGATACAACAGGAGATGTACATAAATTCTTAATCGGAGGAGTTGCTAACTCAGACAATGACAATGTATTCTTAACTAAAGATGTTCAAAAGATGTTTAAACACATTGTTAATAACAGCCCACCAGAGAAAGAGATTATAGTATATTTTCATAATCTTAAATTCGATTTTAGTGTCATCGGTAAAGACTTTAGCATCCGCTCATCCTGTGAAAAGGGTGGCGCACTATTCTTCGTTGTTATCAACTTCATGAAACGTAAGATAGTACTTAAAGACTCGTATAAGATTATCACAACAGGTCTCGCTAATTTTAAAGATGCCTTTGATTTAGACATCGGTAAGAAAGAAGGCATTAATTACAACATCTATAAAAGAGGTATGAATCCGATCGTTAACTGTGATACATATGCCTCAGGTATTAAGCCCGACTGTGTTTGTTATTTTAGACAAGCATTGATAGACAACCCCGAAGAGTTTAAATATGACGAATCACTCAATACATTTGATTGTATAGCATATTATAAATATTACCTTACCTTCGATTGTTTAACATTGAAGCATGGCATTATAAAAATGAATGAAACCATTGAAACCATAACAGATGGTAAGACCAATATATTTAATATCAATACTGCAGCATCCTTTGCACACGGGTATGTAAGCAGTCAAGGAGCATACGAAGGGGTCTGCCAATCATCTGGAAACCTCCGAGAATATCTTAGTAAGGCTGTTTACGGTGGCAGAGTTCAAACTAATAGTAAATATGAAAAGAAAGTTATTAACAGACCTATAGCAGATGAAGATGCTACCTCACTCTATCCAAGTTCGATGAAACGGCTTAAAGAAGAAATCGGCGGAATCCCTAAAGGCACCGCTAAATACTTTAGATCTAATATACCAGAGGACGCATGCTATTATGTAGCAACAGTTATTATTCATCGTATTAACAAAACACAAGACAATGCATTCATTGCTATTCGTGGTAAAGATTCAATTAATTATGTTAATGAATGTAAAGACGAAAAAGTCATAATTGATAAAATAACACTCGAGGATTATATCAAGTTTCATCAAATCGATTATACCATTGTAGAAGGTGTATATTACAATGAAGGGTTTAATCCGAGCATCGGAACTATTATTGAAAAGTTATTCACATTACGAAAACAGTATAAGGCCGAAGGTAAGGACACATTACAGGAAACGGTCAAACTTATTATGAATTCTACATATGGTCGCACTATCATCAAGAAGACTAATGAGAGAATCGTATACAGATGGAATAAGACTATTGATGAAAAGACCAATCAGTGGACAGTAGATAATGTCAGCCCGTTTGTCTATAAAAACTTTGATTCAATCCATAAGCCAATTGAACAGAATGAACGATGGACTAAAATCTATCTTCATGAAATTGATACAGGCTTCAATCTTGCCATTGCTGGTATAATGATTCTTTCAATGTCTAAACGAATTATGAACGAGGTGCAGGGCTTAGCATCAGATAATGACCTCCCGATCTATTATCAAGATACAGACAGCCTTCATATGAATCTCGAAGATGTACCTAAACTCGAAGCACTGTATCTTACAGAATATAAAAAAGTATTAGCAGGTAAAGAACTCGGCAACTTTCATGTAGACTTTAATCTTAATGGAAAGAAGAAAGGCGTTTATGCTAAACGGTCTATATTTCTCGGTCGTAAATGCTACATAGACCATTTAGTTAATCCGGAGACTAAAGAGGAAGGATACCACATTAGAATGAAAGGTGTTAGTAATCCTGCAATACTTCATAGATGTGATGAACTAAAAATCGACCCATTTGAATTATATACAAAATTGATTAGTGAGTCGATTGAATTTACATTGAATTTCGATAAGTATAATATATCTATGGAATATGTAAAACGAGGCGTTAAGACCAGAGACGTCGGAACCTTCAAGCGGTTGATATCATTCTAATAAGGCACAGGATTATACAATACAATGAATTATTATCTAAAGAAATGGACACTGTATAATATAATACCTCACAAGTATAAGAAAACAGATTCAAAATGTCTTTCACTCTTAACTCTATGCGATTCACTGGTAATGGTCGATACAAGACTAACCTATTCGGACGCAAAAAGAATCAGATGGATGCTGCTGAATCAAAGAAGTACAAACGTGTGCAAGATTGGATTGACGAGAAGTTTGACTGCTACAACCCACTAAGGGATAATGAAGAGTATATTAACTTACAGACCGTAAATGATGGAGTGGCCGAACTCGAAAAAAATAAATTTTATGATCTTACTATCAGAGTTCAAAGTTATCAATTCAACGGCGAGACAAGATTAAGACTGATTCTCGAGTCATTCGTGTTGGCAGAACAACCTGCCCCAGTCGAATACACTAATATTGCTATCCCAGCCTTCGAGTAAAAAAATACTTAATATAATAAACTTCTAATAAACTTCTTAACAAAACAAAAACAAATAAAAAGAGAGAGATTCAATCTTCGGATTGTTTCTTTTTTGTTTCTTTAATATCATCAGGCTTACAATACATGCCGATGCTCACCTGCTGATGCGGCTCGAACTTAAAGTCATCAGGATTTACAACAGGCTTTAACATATACTTAATTCTTTCATATGCCCATTTATCAAGGTCTGTTGGTTCATATGGTTCAACTTCAATTTTAGATTCGACGGCACTGCTCATTGCGGTTATATATAATACGGGTTATTACTATTTAAATAGTAAATACTAATTGTTTAAAATATACAGCCATGGACTTAAACGACCAAAATGATTTGATTGAATACCTTATGCTTTTTAATCAAGCATATGGCAGACCTATACCAATAAAATTTTTAACTGATGATGGACTCGATGCTGATGCACAGGAGAAGCAGAAAAGAGGTAAGACCTTTACAACCAAGGATGGTAATACCATTAGATATTCAGAAGATGTTAAGAACACCGACAAGGTATCGAGACTTAAGAATGCGTTTAAGAAAGGCAACCGAGAGGCAACCGCAGATGGATTTAAATCAAAGTATTTTAATTATGACAATCTGCCGAAACTTAAAGAAGAAGACATGAAACAGATTCGTAATTTTGTTAATGCTCAAACTGTAGACCCGCGACTCGTGCCACAAATTCGAGGACTTGCTGATCAATATGAATCATTTGTAATTGATGAAATTGAAGATACTGGATTAGATAAAGAACCATTACCTGAACGCGAGGCAGCATCCAGACCAGGTGCTACCATGGGTGGTATGGAAAAGGCTAATAAAGATGCCGTCGATGCACTTGGACGGGACACACTAACAGAAATGAAAAGACTGAATCTTAAACGACTCGGCAAAGAAGCCAGACAAGGTCTTAATAAGGCTGGTGGTGAAGCCGTCAAAGCACTTGGAAGAGATATGGTTAAAGCCGTTGTAGATGAAGCGGTTGCAACCGTACCTCCCAGAATTGCAGCACGACCCCGCGAGGCTCAGTCATGGCTTATGCAACAGTTTTCAATCTATGCTCCGAAGATTGCAGCAGGTTTAGCAGGTATTGCTTTAGCGAGCCTCCCGGACATCTCTGTAGAATTTTTGAACGACATGTTCAGTGGCGGTGCGATGCCTTTAGATCAGATGGCCGCCAGAGACCCTGTCAGGGAAGATATGCGAAAGACTCCTGAAAAGCCTGTCGTAAGATTCGAGCCAGAGGCCGACATCCGGGAAGAGCCCTCGGCAGTTCCTGTGGAACCTGTCGTGAAAGAGCGGGAAGGCTCCTCGAGAGTTGACGCTGTTATCGATGCCATTGCCGGTGGTAGTGAGCCACAGGCTGTAGCGGGTGGTGATGAAATGAAAATTGAAATGGATAAAGATATTAAACCCGATGTCATCCCTGAAGTAATGGATAATACAAGAACCGTTGCTAAGAAGAAGAGAAAGAAGAAAGATAAGACGGTGCCACCATCGAGACCAGTTGCTAAAGACCCTGAACCTGTACCAACTGCCGAGTTCATTGAGAGAGCGGGTGCAATCAATGTTGAACCGCTTGTTATTGCTGTTGCACCAGACCCCGAGATAATCGCAGCACAGTCAGCCGAGAAGCCCGTGTTGTTTGATGTTGATAACATGAAACCTGCTTTTCTTAGTGATAGTGGACCAGATATAAAAATAAGCAGAGAAACATTGTTTAGTTTTCGTAGAGATGTATTAGGCACGACTAATAATAACCCCATGCTTGCTTCAAATGAACAGAATGATAAAAATCGATTTACTAATATGTCTACATTCCCTCCTAATTTATTCGGATACAAGCCTGCTAATACACAGGCTGAATTGAATGACGATCTATTCGGATTCACTACTCCCTTAGTTGGTAGTATTGATAAGGCTAAATTTGGTCGTAAAGTTAATATGTATAATACTGATACCTTCATGTTTAATACTGAGGCTGTTGATACTACTATGACCAGACAACCATTCATGGATGTTAATCCGTTGATGGATGAATTAAGGGTATGAAAAAAGTAAAAAATAAAGAAATGCATTGATGAATAATTTTTATTTTTTTGCTACTGGATGAAATTATATTTTATAATCTTAATCTGGAAAAAGTGGCAACGTATCAAAAAACGATTCTGGCGTTTTTAGACATTTTTGATACTTTTTGATATGTCGATAATATGTTAAACAAATGGTTGTAATATATAAAACAAGATGAGTGAGAGTAAGCAATACTATTATGTTTATAAATTGTTTCATCCTGACTGTCCAGAGTTCTATATTGGTAGCACTAAGAATATGAAAGACAGAATGTACAAACACAAATCCAGATGTAATAACGAAATTGACCCACAACACAATCTTAAAGTTTATGAATACATTCGATCTAACGGCGGGTTTGATTCATGGCAGTTTGAAGTACTCGAGCATATTCGTAATTCGATTAATACTAAAGAGTTGCATGATGTTGAAAGAAAATATATTGAACAACTAAAACCATCTTTGAACCGCTCCATACCTAATAGAACAATGGCTGAATATCGTCAAGACAATAAAGAATACTTTATTAATTATATGCCACAATATTATCAAGATAATAGAGAGACAATACGAACAAGGCAAAAACAAAAATTTGAATGCCCCTGTGGTAGTAGATATACAATGAGCAATAAGGCTCGACACTTCAAAACCAAGAAGCACCAATCATTCATTAACTAATTACTAACATATCAAAAACATAAAAAAACATAAAAAAGAGTAGAATGTCTTTCATGATATTTTATTTTTTTCTATAGTGCTGAGAATTATATTGAATAATCTTAAACCTCGAAAAATATGACGATACGTTAAAAACGATTCCAGCGAGTTTTACACATTTTGATATGTTTATTCAATGCTGTAATAACATCTAATGATGATCTGAACGGGGCTGTT